AAGAATTGGAGAGATTGAAAACTCTGATTACATCAAGATACGGAGTGTGAAATACTGGAGGAGTAACCGATGACTGAGGAAAAGCTACCCAGAGAACTGCCCGTGGTAGAACCTAGAGAAGTTATAGATAGTATCAGAGCTTGGGAAATGGATAAATCTTGGGACTGGGATGAGGAAACCATTCTAGGTATTCAGCGTAATGCCGACCAGCTTCTCTATGATGCTCTCTGGAAGGAGAACGAGAGGCTCAATGAGGCACTTACTCTTTCACTAGCTGAAACTGCTAAATGGGCATATAAGGCAGGAGTGTTGATGGCTGCACAAATGGTTGAGCATAGAGACTCTACAAAACAAGGAGGTGCTTGATGGATAAGAGACAAGAACAGGCCGACTCCATATCTGACCTCAGAAGGCTACTTAACGACTATCTTCACGTATTGGATGAAAACTGGGCAGCATATGGCGATGGCACACTTAATGAAGAACTAATCACTTTTGGAGATGCTGTTGACACCATCCTCCGCCTCATCCAGCCTACACTGCCAGAGCTACCACTACTGACAGAGGAGCGAGTTCAGGGAATTGTGCTTAATGAAGATGAGATTCTTGAATGTGAGGAAACTGCTAAAATTGGTTGCGCTCCATATGACCATATCGCCTATACTGCCTCACTGGAACTATTAACTAACTGGAAACTCAAAGAGAAAACAGCCAAAGCCCAGCGTGACCTCATTGCGGACACTCTCAAGAAGGCTGGCTACGAGGAGAAGAAGTAGATGGAACATCTCTTGGTAGGCTTGTTAATTCTTGTCGCAGTCCTTTCAGTTATAGCGGTCATACTTCTAGTCATCCAGTTTATACGCCACTGGTAAAGGGAGGAGAAATGACCCGCTCAGACCTTGACCTGCTGAAGGAGAAATATCCGGTATCGCTTGAAGTAGAGAGATTGAACCAGGCTAACCCCGCATCGGCTGTCATCAACAACCCCGCCAAGCGCAAGAAATTACAGAGGGTGGTGGGGATACGAGAGACGGAAGATGATTTCCTGAGTTGGATAATTGATTATGCGCATTTAAGAGGCTGGCTTGTAGCCCATTTCAGGCCGGCCAAGACGGATAAAGGCTGGAGGACTGCCGTTAGTGCCGATGGCAAAGGCTTTCCTGATTTGGTGATGGCTCGACGTGGCATAGTTATCTTCGCTGAAGCCAAGAGTGCCGATGGCTTAATCTCACCAGAGCAGATAGCGTGGAACAAAGAACTAAATGGCGAGGGTTATTTCCCAAAATCATTTATCTGGAGGCCAGTTGACAGAGACGAAATCCAGGAGGTGCTACGATAAAAGGGATTTTATTCAAACCTGATATGATTAAGGCTATTGTAAATGGTTCAAAGACTGTCACGAGACGGCTGCTTAATCCTCAACCTTTCCATTTATCAGGCACTAGAGATATTGTGCGGTGGCAACCAAAGAAAGAAATTGATATTAACATGACCGACCATTCTGACCTTGCTGTTCAGTTTGCTCCCTACCACATCGACGAGATAGTCTATGTCAAAGAGGCGTGGGCAAAAGTGTTCTCTGTTTGGCCTCCGTATGAACAAGAAGGGAAAACGCCATACCATATCGAATACAAATCTGATACGGGTGATACCTATCCTGGACATTGGCCGAGTAATTGTAAAGATGACGAAGCCTGTGGCAGGTGGAAATCCCCTCTGTTCCTCCCTGAGAAGTTTGCCCGCTACTTTATCCAGATAGTAAGCGTGAGACCAGAGAGGCTACAGGATGTCACTGAGGGAGATGCGCTGAAAGAAGGGGTAGAATGGACAGACGGCGGGCCACTGCATGCTCATTATCTTGATACTAAATCCCGTTGTTGGTGGAGCTTTGAAACAGCACGAGAGGCATATATCGAGATATGGGATTCCATAAACAAGGAAAACCAGTGGGAAAGTAATCCATTTGTTTGGCGCATAGAGTTCAGGTTAGGGGAGCGTGCCGTATGACCGACCTAGAGGAGCGAATGAAGGTTAAAGCGTGGATTAAGAAGGCAACGGAGAGCAAGGCGTGACACCTAGACTTCTAGACCTATTCTGCGGGGCCGGTGGAGCTGCTATAAACAGAAGGAAAACCCACTGTCCTAAAGGGCATCCTCTTGTAATGTCTCTCGCTCGGCAACGCCGTGAATGTCCAGTATGTAGAAAAAATCACCTAGACAGTCTTGAGGCTAAAAGAAAATTAGAAAAGCTAGTAGGAGGAGAGGATGACCGAACAGACATGGCGCATCGTGGTCTTTGTCTGCGCCCTGATTATCTTTGAACTAGGACTGCTAATTAACAGGAGAAGGAAATAATGACAAAGGATTTTAGAAAAGCCTTGAACACATTTGGGAAGGCTACCCAAAACCTCCTTCAGGCAAAAAGTAAGGTCTTAAAAAGTCAATGCTTGGTAGAATTGGCGGATGAGATAACGTCCATTATACTTAAGCCCCCGGAACGGCAACGAAAGGGCTAGAATTGACTCAGGTGAGGGCTAGCGGATAAACGCTTGGACAACTCCGTATATCCCACCGCCGAGAGAAACCGCAATCGCAGTAACAGTCAGCCATAGCCGATTGATGGCTTTCGTATGCGCTTCCACTTTATCACATAGCCCTTCAGAGCCATTATAGCCCTTCAGCAAAGTGCGAATTATTGCCACATCTTCTTGAATGGCCAGTAGTTTTTCTTCTATTTTGTCTAAGTCTGCCATCAGGATGGTTACTCCCTTTACTGTTATTCTACCACTTAATGTTTCTCTGTGGGTGCCTTCCTGAAGTAAAAATTCCAGATTAGCGTCCAAGTGACAATTAACGCGCCATTCACGCCTTCAGGGAAACTACCCCATTTCCACATTGCGGCGATAATAATTATTCCCAATAAGGAAAGAGTGTCATTCCAGCTTTGGGGCAATAACTTCATTATTAAAACCCTCCTATCTGTAGTATATGAAGAAAGAGCCATATCGGTATCAGTATCCACATAACCGCCCACGGCCACCAGAACCACTTCAGCCTTGCCTTCTGCCTGCGGAGCATATAAGTAATCTTCTCATCACCGGTAACATCTGGGTCGCTATCTACCTTGAATCCCCAGAACCAGAGGAACTTGCTATAGAGCTTGCTTATCATTCTTCCCTCTCAAATATCTTTCTCAGGTTAACTATCGTAGCCGCTAGGGTCAATATAAAAATGCCCACAGCCCCCCATAGTTCAAAGCCATTATTGCCATCCGGCGCGATGCTGTATCCGCGAGACAGTGCCCAGAACACATAGACCAGACCAGAGACCGCTATCATCCCAAAGAGAGAACTGGCAAAGTTCAGCAAGGTCACTTCCAAAGCTCCTTCAGGACATCCAGTAGCCACCCCAGAAAGGCAATAAACCCGTCAACCCCTGCCTTGAGTATCTTGTCCAGTTGGGTATCAGTCCCGGCCGCCATCGCCTTTGTTGCGGTGGCTAGGATAAACACGGACATCAGTGCCACCAGTAAGAACCACCGATTGCGCCAGATAAACTTCATAAACCTTTACTCTCCCTTTTAAGCAATTCTGCCTGATATTCTGCTTCACTTAGGACTTTATCCCCGAGGACTCTAGGCACTTCTTGCTGTGGGGGTTGAGCCGCTTCTCTTACTAGAAGGTCTGCCAGCATTCGATCCTTCTTTTGCTCCATAAGAATAGCCTCTTCCTCAGCCAGCAAGGGCAGAAGCAGTTTTAGGTCATTGAGCATTTGTTTATGAGGTTCAGACAATGCTAGTCTATCTTGTTGGAGTTTTGCTATTCTTTCAGCCAGTCCCATCTATGATGTTCTCCCTATTCCAAAATGAGTCCAGTAAGTAATCGAAGACGCCCCATCTACGTTTAGCCATTTGAAATAACCACTTGTAGGGACGAGGAAGCTAACAGTTTCATATTCTGTCGTGCCAGAGATATTATAGCATTCTGCTACAATCGTAGCAGCAGGCGTTACGGTCGAAGAATAAAACCTCACAAAACCACCATTGCCCGGGTAAAAGAGTGATACTGTTACTTGTATCGGATAGGAATTGCCATTTTGATAAGTCGTGTTAGAAGCGTAAGTCGTGGCTGCAAACACGGCTATGGTGGAACTCATTTTATCTATTTCAGTAGGGCTTCCCAATATACCTATGCCTGGTCCGAGATAGCTAGCACCTTGCGCTATACTTAGAGTTTGTGTCGTGTTTGCCGTAGCTAAAGCAATCCCGTCACCGCCAGCTAAGTTACCTATGGGGTAAATCCATCCTATTGTTACTGTGCCCGCCATCACACGGAGATTAGTCGCTGTTCCAGCACCCGCCAGAGTAATCCCATTGGCGTCGAGGGTGACATTTCCCGCCCCCGCCGTTATCTGACCACTGGAGTTCACCGAGCACTGGATAGTAGAAGTCTCTGCTGCCCTGGTTACTAGAGCATTGTTTGTGCCAAAGATGTTAATACCTGCCGAGGCATTGATTTGGACACCACTGTAGTTATACCATTGCCCGGAAGCTACGGCTGCGCTGGTCAGTTTTATGTTCCCTGCTGATAAATTAGTGAGCAGTATTTTGCCATTAGTTATCCCATCATCGACATCATCGAGATTGCCCACTACCTCACTAAGCCGTATATTGCCTGCGGTAATGGCTGTCGAGAGCACCCGTTTGTAAGTGCTGCCGTCAGGCACATCATCCAAATCATCGGGCACCGTTTCATCTACCCAGACCGTTTCTTTCGATGTCTGCTCCAGATAATCGAATATAATTTGGAAGTTCTTATACATCGTATTAGAAAAGTCGGTGAAATCGGAGTAAGAAACGGTCGAGTCAGGAGACCTCCCTGTTGCCCCTTGCCCAATGGAATTACCCAGCAGGATATTGCCGAAGCCAAAGCCCATAGCATAAGGATAACTGCGGGCATTTATATCCCACGTTCTTGTCAGATAGCCGATATTCCCCACTCTATTATCGCCCTCTCTGGCATCGGTTATCTTGATATAGTCGTGGACTTCCTGCCCTACGTTCATAGGGACAAAGCCGCTACCCCTTTCATTTTCCTGCTCGGCTCTTTGTATCTTGGCAGTAGCTATGGCAGTAGCCTGAGCCGTGCTGGATACAGCCAGGATGTCGAAACTGGTCTTAGGCAAAAGAGCAAAACTAGAGGAACTGGTGGCGGTGCCGGCGAATGTCGGGCTTACAGCATCATCCTTGACAATCACCTTATTCGGCAATACCAACACGTTCCGGTATGCCTTGCTGAAAAACGTATGGTTAGTGCTGAGGACAGTATCATTGTATTCGTAGTCGTAAGTCACACCTGATACCGTAGGGCTGAGAATATGGATAGCCCCATCCGCTCCCGCTCTCATCACGCACTTCGTAAATCCCAATAGTTGTTTAATCTTAGCAAGCCGTGTCTCGCCTACAAAGATATGGAACGAATCCTTTGGTTGGAAGGTATCAATTAAGGAATCCTCAGAATCATAAGTAACTGTGATTGCAGCGCAGTGATTAAAGCAGGCTAAAGTTGCTCCTGCAATAGCATTGATAATCGTCTTAACTGTATCGGTATTCGTGGTATCGGGAGCGTAGGTCGTGCTCGCCTCATCCTCATCCATCTGGTCGGGAAGCCCAAAAAGAGCTAGAGAGCAATTCAATACCCCTCCTGTTGAGAGAAGTTCCTGAGCCTTGACTTTAAGCGGGGCAGTTGCAGAGTATTCATCACCCGAAGAGGTGGTATAGCCATAGGAAATGACTCCCTGATAGCCTTCCAGAGAAAGTGCTGTTAAGGTATTATCTGAGTTATCTATGACAACTTTAGCTGCCTGAGAGTAAGGTTGCTCAGTGTGAGTCGCCTTCATTAAAATGTTAACAGTATCCACCCCATAGGTATATGTGTTTGCCCCGGATGTGAGAACAATCTTGCACAGGATTGAACCCATATCCTTTTGCGCTTGGGTTAAAGTCGCGCTCAGGCTTCTCAATCATTTATCCTCTTGGCAGACTGTGATATGTGTCCCAGGTTGATTCTCTGTTAATCTTCCTCATCACGTCAGCGAGTTTAGCCTGTCCCCACTCTGTATAATTCCTCCACGTTGACTGACCGCCTATGGAGATTGTCTTGATATACTTCGGCCCGTGATTGATAGCTAACCTAGCCGCAGCGTGTTCTGACACGATGTCCTCAAGCTGAGGGGTGAGCGTGGACTTGGTGAAAGTTACGACTGTCGCTGTCGAGCCTACTGCTGTCTCCAACGGCGGCTGAAAGCTGATAGTGGCAGTGTTGGAAGATATGGTTGTATCAGCCACAATGATATATGTGCTTCGGTGCCCTGGCAGAACAAATTCCTCGCCTTCCTCAATAGTCCCTGCTGATTGTAATGCTGTGCAGGCGAGTGAAGTAGCCCCTACGTCAGCCGTAGCCGTCAAGGTGGCGCTCCAATCCGTCAGTTGGGACAATATGTGGGGTTTTCTAAACTCCACCACCACATCGGTTCTCCGGGAGTAGTTGGCGGTATCGGAGTCACTATCGTCAGGGCGGAAGCCTATCTGTAACTCAAGCACTCTGTTACCCTGCTGCCATTCGACATTCCGCCAGTTCCTCGGCCAGTAGTTTGCCGGATATTCGGCTCTTACCGGCTCTGAGACTTCGATGATGTTGCCAACATAAATCTGCTTCTCGTTGCGGCTCATCTTATTGAAGATGTAATAAGAGTCGGTGGTAGCCTTGATAATATCGTCCGATAACGTGACCTGCGCCGTAGAGGTAAAGCCAGTTATCACAGCCCATGTCTTTCTGGTAGCGTTATAGACCACCTTCTCATCGGTAGAATCGGCCGCCAGGAATTGCCCCTTCGTAGAATCGATAAGGGCGGAGGCGGAGGTAGAAGAAGGTATGCCATAGCGTGACTCAATCTTATAGACAGCCTCTATGGTGTGAGGGAAATGCTCGGAGAGTTCCTTCAGGCTCTCTTCGAGTTGAAAGTTCACATCGGCGGCGGCGAATTCACTGACCGCCGAATCCGCCAGTTTATTGCTTACCAGAGCTGATAAATCTGCGTATGAGCGTGGCATTTAGCACCTCTACATCATTTCTTTCTTGTCGGGCATCTCTTCGTCAGTGGTATGGCACATTTTCTCCATCTCTTCCTCGGACATTGACATCATCATCTTATGAGCTTGCTTGGAATACGAATGGGCTGTCTTCCCCTGCTTCATTGAGAGTGCGATGCAAGCTAAACTGCGTTGGTTTTTACTTACTGCGGGCATAGTTCAACCTCCATTGGCTAGCAGTGTTTTTCTATTGGGGGATAACCTTCATATTGCCCGAAGAGAATAACACCGATTTTATGGATTACCTTCCTAATGATTTTCACGTTCCCCTCCTTTATGATACAAACATTTCGTAAGGAGCAAGATGAAGTCTTTTAACCTCATTATCTATAATTGGTCTATCCCATAGACGGATTAAATAAATCCGGCCAGTATAGCCATTTTCTAATCCGGCATTCCTTACATACCCGCCAAAAGTAACATTATCCCTATTATTTGTATCGCTCAACCAATCTCCATTATTAGCTCCGGCTTGAACTGTCAAGTTTTCCTTGATGCCATTCAAGAATATCGTGTAAGCGGAACCGTCAGATGACAGGATGCCTTGATACATTGTATTAGCGACAATATCGGTATTGCCTCTTACGGCATCGGTAACATCATTATTCCGTTGAAGCGCTCTTAACCCCGTTGATATTTCTAAACTAAAGAAGAAAGTACCTGTTGCCTCATCAGCAGACCCGAAGAAGGTGCCACCCGTACCACCTTGAAACCATACCTCGATAGCTCCTTTATTATTATTAGCAAAACTAGTGATAGCTTTGTAACAATAATCACTCCCATTGAAGTTTTGTCCATTAAAAGGGCGTCTTACTGGTTGGGGAAATTCTGTCAAGGCTAAGTGATTACCATAAGGGCTTGAATCCCATACTCTTAACCCTCCACTATCATTCAACAGCCAACAACCTGCCAATCCCTGGGTAAGAGGATGGCTCATATCCAGTTGGGCAGGGAATGTAGGGCGGTTAAAAAGAATCTGCTCGTTCACAACGTTCTCCTAATAATCACCAGAATCCATCCTATTGTTCGGTGATAAGAGCTATCCTTGAATAGATAGCATTCGTGGTGCCCGACGCAATGTTGTTGATTACCACCCTTGCCCTCGTCACCGCTTCCACATTCATTGAAACCACGAAATGCTCCGCTTGGTTAAAGATAACTTGAGTAGAACCTTGTGCGTTGGTTATGCCATCCTGAACTGTGAATGTCGCTGTCCCTGAGATGGCTACCACTTTAGCCCACTCAATAGAAGCGGCGGAAGTCGTATTCGCCCACATCACCAAATCGCCCGCTACAAAAGCTGTGCCGGAAGTGATTGTGATGACCGTAGTCCCTGCGTTCGGGGCTGCCGTGCCTGCCGATATTGCGCTTGAACAGGCAGTGGAAGCGGCTAGAACAGAAGCTACAGACCTCCATGTATCATTGCCAGATGCTTTCTCTGAGACCTCCACCCTGTATTCCGTGCCATTAGTCCCGAAGGCCGCCGTTGCACCCCTGCCGTGGTCTATGAAGAAGGTGGCTCTCTTGGTGCTGGTTAAAGCCACTGTGCCGGATAAGACAGTGGTTGAGGCAGCTATTAAGGTAGATGCCAACATTTCAGTCTCGATAGTTTTAGAGATAGTCGTGGCTATCCCCGATAACACACCAGAGCTATTGACGGCAATGGGATAGAAGTTAGTTCCATCCCCACCGTAGAAAATTTTACCCAGGTTTTCTACTTTATTGGGTTGGCCCTTGTCCTGTGGATAAGCCATATTATGCCTCCTTAAATCTCTTTATTGCGGGATGAAATACTTGCTTCCATTTACGATGACCCATTTGCATAATTTTCCCGCCGTTCCTGCGTATCTCCATCAGCCGGTTGAACTCGGCATTGACCTCATTGATTTTAAGCCGGGTTTCATAGCGCTTCTCGGCGGTCTCCATAATCTTGTTGACATCGGCTTCTTTAGTAATCCCTTGCTTTGCCAGTTCCTCTCTTGCCTTCTGGTCTAATTGCCCGCGAGACATCCCTGGTAGAAAGAACATCAGGTGCGGGTTCTTACCTGTCCCTTCTGTCTCAAGGAACAGCCCTACCCGCTTCGGCCTTCTGACTACATAGAGGTCAGCCACTGGATTTAACCTTTCTGGCCGCCCGCGCTTTAGCCATTTGAGCTTGCCTCTTCTCTTTCAAAAGCTGCTCAGGCGTTTTCTCCATAACGACTGTTATCGTTTCTCCCGCCATAGAAGTCGTAGCAACGTTGTATTCGTAGTCGTAAGTCACACCTGGTTCAGGCGTTTGCCGTATTGAGGCATTGAAATCCTGCCTCATCTTCTCCATCTCTTTAGAGACAGGGAACTTCTTTTGATTTAGCAACATCTGGTTGAAAAACTTTCCGATTTTAAATGCCCTCCTTACGCTTCAGAGCGGACAACATAATCCTCTTCGCTTCAGCCAAAGCGTTAGCTTTCTCTCTATCTTCTTTTGGTAATTGCCCCCTTATCCTGTTTGCTTGCCATTTTATAGCTATATCGGCCTCTGCTTTCTTTATTGTTAAGAATGGTAGGACTTCTTCTAAAAATACCTTTGCTTGATTAGAACAAATCATCCAGCGCCAGAAAGGTCTATGAGTTTTAGGATGATTATCTCGTCTATCGGTGTAAACAGCCCCACCAAATTGGAACTTCATCATTTCAATAATCCAATGATTTGTAGACCCAACAGCTACTTCTAGGCGATAGCGTTTGCGTATTACTCCATTACGGGTTTTACTCCCCTGAGATGCGATGCAGATGCAACCTTCACCATCGAAGAAGCCTGCAAAATAAGCAAGGGTATATTTAGAATTTACAGGCCTCATCTATTTGCCTCCTCTGCCCCAAACGACAATGTGTGCCGCTTCTTTCTCGGTTAATCCCTCTTCGAGTCTCAGCATCTCGACGTCCCTAATGGCATCATCAGCTAGTTCACGTGCGAGTTTTCTAATGTCATCTGACCCACTATCGGCATAATAACGCTTTTCCCTATAGCCGCAAGCGCACTGATACAAGCTATACATACGGTCTCCTTCATTTCCGCCCCCGTAATACTTCATCTCATGGGGGCCAGTTAAAATGGAGTGTCTTTCTATCATCCCTACCCTCCTAATTTTTCCAGCACCTTCGAGAACATACTTTTTAATTCTTTCATCTCAGCCTTGAGTTCAGCTACGTCACCGGACGCCTCCGGCTGTTGTTTTAATTGCCTTCGTGCTGCCTTGTTCCACTTCTCCCCGTAGGCTGTTTTCTTCTTAATACAAGCATCCACTTCCTTCTGTGTCGGGTGCCACTTATCACATCCACCGCAGTGGACTTGTAATTTGGTCGGCTTTGCCAGCAGCCATCCCCTGTCAAGGTTGGCATCCCTCAGCCCCTGAGCTACTATCTTGCCGCCGGACATCTGTGCGTATTCGTGGATGTCGGGCATAGCGAAGATAACGGAACCATCGGGCGTATAGTATCTCTGCTTCGGCTGGCCGCCTATCTGCCCTGTCTGGACAAGCCCGTTCTCCTCGGCCTGCTGGATGGCGGTAGCCACTTTCTGTTTGCTAACCAACGGCCACCTTCTCTTTAATTTCCTCGTGTGCTCCGTTGCCAGAAGGTTCAACAACCTTGACTTCAGGCACAACATCTATGGGCTTGACCGCCGGGGTGGGTTCATTTATCATCCGTAAGTCCCACACCCCTTGTTGTGGGTTTATATCCATCAGATACTTGTTCGGGTCAACGCCCAGTTGCTTCATCGCATCCTGGCAGAGTTGACCTACCTTCTGCTTTCGTTCCTCAAGCAGCCTTGAAAGCACCTGGTATTCCAGCACCGCCCCCGTCAGAACATCCTTTATTTCCGGTTGAATCTTGTAGCTAATGTCCAATTTATTCGCCTCCTGATATTTTTGCCACAGCCCCCACCTCTGATAAAAGGTATGAGCATTGTGCTTATTTCGCAGGTGCCCCTCTATCCTGTCCGTGCCTCTGGTGGCTCGCGGTTGATGGATGCCTACGCCGGCCCCGCAGTAGATAATCTTCCACCCTTTAGCTTTAACAGCAAAGCAGTTATCAATATCGTCCCAGCCTACGAAGCCGTACATCATATTTTCCTGAAGGCTGCCTGCTACAGCCTTCTTCCTAAGTAGAGCAAACGCCCACTGGACTGCCTGAAGTTCCGCTATCTCTGGATGCCGGTAGCCAGGTTCATCTCTACCATAATCAGTGGGAGTAAAATTATTGAAGACAATGCCGGCGCTTTCAATTAGTCCATTGGGAAACAGACACTTGAAGCCGATAACGCCCACCTGTGGGTCATTGTCCATTACCTGCAACGCCACTGTCTCCCAACTCGGCTCGACTGTCATGGAGTTCATTACGGTAGCAACGTATTCATGTTTACAATGCCGGAAACCTTCATTGAAGAACTCGTTGCCGCACTTGTAGGGCGTCTCTCGGTTGATATACGTGATATTATTATATTCTTTGAGTAGTTGGTTGAAGTAAGGTGCGGTGACCTCGGCGGCAGGCAC